TCGAGAAATCCCAGAATGGGCGATAACCGGTTATCACTTCGGACTCGACCATGCCGAGACCTTGCCTAAGTCCATTGACTACTACACCATGCAGGGTAAGACGGGCAGCGTTGCCTTCATCACAGGTGTACGGGCAGCCGAATCGATGGTTCGGTATCGCTCCGTGGTCCAGAAGTTGCATGAGAACTACATCAACCATCCTTACAAGTTGAGCAAGAGCGTGCCGCTGAAGTTTGCCAAGGTGATTTACGACTGGAACGTCAACGACGTCCTGAAGTTTATTGTTGAGGAACACAACGCTCCCTACTGCGAGTATTACGACCGCGCGTCTATGACGGGATCAAATACGAGAGTTGGGATTCCCTTACACTCTGTAGCCATACGTCGTATTGGAGATCTGGTTGCAACTGAGCCGGACTTTTACGATCGGCTGTATGAGTGCTTCCCACAGATCGATGCACAGCGCCGGTGGTGGAAGGACTTCGATGTCGAGAAGTTCATAGCGGGATACGCACGGGCCGGCTGGGAGGGACTGTCGGATTTCATCAGGATTTATATGATTGGTCCTGTCAAGACTCAGCGGGCCAAGGCGTTCGTGGCAGAGTTTCGGAAGAAGAATGCCAGGGACCCCCACTCGTACCCGTTTGAGAACTTGATACGGCACATGTTGCTCAAGGAAATCAACCGTGCGGCCTCCGTGACTCCGGTTGGCCCGAAAACCAGAGCACATACTCTTCGCATGAAGGAGATAGAAAATGGAAATTGAACAGGTTGAGTGTGGGTCACTCAACATTCCCGACTGGCACGCCACCTATGTCTTGAAGCCGGACCTGTCAGTATTGGCGAAGTCGATTTCGCAATACGGGATTCTGTCACCACTGGTCGTCCAGCGCGAGGGAGCCAATGTGATCGATGGCGGGCATCGTTTGCGGCTTGTTTCAGCAGGGGATCCTGGAAGCACGGTTCCCGTGGTGTGGGTCGATTGCGGTACGACGGAATCAATGGTGCTTCATATCCAACTCAATCGTGGCCGCGGGACGCTCTTGGCCCATAAGTTGTCAAAATTGATCAAAACTCTGGAGCGAGCAGCGGAAATGACTCCAGCCGAATTCAGCGATCACTTCGCGATGAAGTTTGACGAGTTGGAATTGATGTTGGATGGTTCGATCATCAAGCGCCGTAAGGTCGCTGATCACAACTATTCCCGAGCCTGGGTGCCGGTCGAGGCGCCCCCCGGGTCAACGGATAGTGAGTTGGCGCGCAAACATAAAGTGGCAGAGGAAATTGTTATCGAGAAGCCACCTAACCCTGATCGCTAAACCCTGTAAGGCACTCCAGTGCTAAACTACAGACGGGTACATATCCGACTGGAGTGGTGTTATGCCTCAAACGGACATTGGTGACGAAGAACGCGCACGGCCTGGACGGGTTCGTCAGGTCCTTGGTCGCGCGCTTCGGGCAGGACGCCGGCTCTTTGGTACCGGCGGCATGACAGGTGGGCGCGTTCGCCGAGCCCGTCGCTAGCCCGCCTTTCGAGGAGGCTAGATAAATGGCCCTAGTTACGATTGCTGACGTCAAGACCTTCATGGACATCTCTTTGTCCCTCACGCAGGAAGATGCGTGTCAAATCGTCTTGGACGGCCTCCAGTCCGAACTGGAGACTTACCTGAAACGCCCTGTGGAGAATCAGGTATTTACCGAGACCTACATCATGCCCTCAGAGCATGTCGGCGTTCCAATGGGGTCCTTCTTCTACAATAACGACTCATCGGAGATGTCTTCTGGGGCGACGGTAGCGGATCACATCTTTACGGAGCCCCCTGCAACGGTTTATCTCCGCAATAGCCCTGTGACGGCTGTTACGACCGTTACACGGACTCCAGCGACGGTTGGTGCCACAACGAGCACTCTCGTTGAGAGTCAGGACTACGTCGTTCGTCGCTTTGGCGTAGACGTCTATGGCAGTTATGCAAACGACAAGATCGTAGTGACCTATAACGCCGGGTTGGCAGGGGGCGACATCAAGATCTTCAAGTTGATGATCCTGCGTGCTGCCACTCGGGAGATGCAGAACATGCACGACGACGTTGTGGGTGTGAAGGATCTTGAGCCACGCAATGTTGCTCCCATGGAAACCGGGTTCATGGAAAGGGAACTGTTGGCGATCAAGAAGTATCGCCGGGTAAGCGTGTCCTAATGCCTCGTGTCAAACTCAATGTGGATTTCGACAATCAGGGGATGCACGACGAGATTGACAGCATGCAGCGTCGCGCTCGGGATTTCAGGCCAGTCTTTCGAAAGATTCGAGAAGAGTTGCGGACGGCGTGGACGAAGAACTACATGTCGAATGGTCTCGAAGTGGGTGGTTGGGCTCCGCTAGACGCAGAGTATGCGTCGTGGAAAGCCACTCGCTTTCCTGGGGCTCCACCACTAGTTCAGACGGGCAAGTTGTTTAACAGCATCGCGTCTGTGAATTCGGCCAACGTAGAAATGGATCGCAAGTCAGTTCGGTTCTCCTTACCGGACATTCGTTATGCGAAGTTCCACGAGTACGGAACGACCAAGATGCCTAAACGTGAAATGATTTTCGAACCCGTTGGGGCAGCCAAGCACTGGGTTGAGTTGATGGCCGAACATGTCAACACGGGTCTCGGACTGAAGAGGTTCTTCTAATGCCGACTACCTCATACGCACTGATGCACGGCGCACAGTTCGCCAAGGAATATGTTACGGCTTACTTGACGGCTGACCTGCCTACCCGCCTAATCGAATATCGTAATGGTTGGCAGTTGGATGACTCAGAGTTACCGCTTCCGGAAAAATTCCTCAGTTATGAGCCAATCGCAATTGATGCTTGGCCCACCGTGATAACGGTGGCAATTTCTACAAGCAACATGGAGCAGATTGGTAACGGTGGACCGTCGGGTGTGGATCCGGTGTATCGGATGACCTACTCCATGCGTACCTATGTGTGGGTTCGAACAGCGGGATCTGAGGCGACCACTATTATGCGCGACCGTCTAACAACTGTCGTTCGCTCTGCCCTACTTGATCGACCCTGTTTGAAAGCAACTGATCCTTTAAGTACATGGAATGCTTCCGTTCAGCCATCCTCACTGCGTGAAGAGTTCTCCGATCTAACCCTCCTAAAGGGTGAGCGTGTAATGGCCGGCGCCTACCTTGGATATGACTTGAACATCGACGAGGTCGTCGCACGGGCAAATCTTGGCACGGTGGGTGAGATCAAGTTTGGAGTCAAGAACACTCCGCCCGATGACACAACACTCAACATGCCCACCGACAGCGAATTGTTCCAAAGCGTGCCATGAGTTCTTGCATTTGTCAGCCCCTCAATGCACCTCTCGACGCCGTGGCCTTCGATTGGCCACGGGCAAACGCCGTTGTGGTCCACAATCGGAGCATCATGACTATCGATATCTGCGATGTTCCACATCGAGCAGAGCCGTACCAGTACTTTCTATGTTCTCCGGACCTGCCGAATGTGACCACCGGTATTGCTAAGGACTGGCTGCGTGTTGTGACTCGATTCGACAACGCCGAACAGCCTGTTAGCGAGGAATAAGGTACAATCATCATATGAGCGAAATCACCTACAAGTTACTTGATGCGGCTGGCGTTGATCAGGCCAAGGCCGACGGACTCACCATAATCAAGAACCCTGGCGTTTACATTGTGCAAGTCACAGAGGATGGCAGGAACCTTGAGCCCAAAGGCATGGGTGCGGTCTCTGCGCTTGATGACCAGACTCGCGCGATGGTCGACTCTGGCCAGTTGATTGTTCTTCATGAGCAGCCTCGAAAATCGGTACTGCCAAAGAAAGAGAAGGCAAAGCCGAAAGACGACGATAATGACTCCGACTCGCTGTCTGACGCCTGACACTGTCTGGTATTCTTTATCAGGTGCACGATGGTCCCACGAGGGGCCTGTACAATACAAATAACCTAATTTTGTCGGAAGGTTCGGCAACCAACGGGACGGTCTTATATGCCTGGTGTAACGATTACAACTGCAACTCGAACAGGACCGACCAGTGCCACTGTTCGTCAGTCTTCACAGGCCTTCTTCTGTGGGCTTGCCGAACGCGGACCAACTGATAAGGCCACCCTGCTTACAGGTATCGAAGACTTCGAAGCCAACTACGGTGGCTATCAGACATATTCGTATTTGCACCCCACGGTTCAGACGTTCTTTGAAGAGGGTGGAACCCAGTGTTACGTCGGTCGCGTCGTCGGCCCTGCGGCCACGAGCGGCACGCTCACACTGGACGACGCGTCGGCTGCTGACGCTCTGAAGTTCGACGCAGTCGGTGAAGGCACATGGAGTGGTGGCCTTACGGTCCTGGTCGCTGCCGGCTCTGCTGCCGGCACTATTAACGTGACCCTCGCACTCGGCGGTGTCAACCAGTTCTCAACTGGAGATGCTGCGAGCAACGCGGCCGTAGTCGGCAAGTTTGCTTTGAGCGCAGTTGCCTCCCGACTCGTCACGGTTACTGACGAAGGTGGTGCTATTTGCGCTGCGGTGGCGGCGACCGTCCTGAGCGATGGTGCGGATGACCGTGCCAGCGTCACCAGTGCGCATTACACGGCCGGTCTGACGCTCTTCAACGATGCTTATGGCACCGGAGCCGTTGCAAACCCTGAATCAGCCGCTACAGCGGTGTATCAGGGTCTTATGGCACACGCCAACACCTACAACAGGGTTGCGCTCCTTCATACTGCCGCCGCGACGACCATTGCTAACGCAATCGTTGCTGCTCGCACCATGGCTACCGAGTCACACACAGAGCATGCCGCGTACTACTTCCCATGGGTTTACCAGCCGACTTCCGTTGATGGTGTCACCAGGCTGATCCCACCGGTTGGATATGCCGCTGCCGCTCGAGCGCGAGCCCACAACCAGATTGGTCCGCACCATCCGGGTGCCGGCATCGTCTCGATTGCTCGCTACATCACCGCTACCGAGGTGGAGGTGGACGGAACTAACGGCGACCTCATGGATATCGATGGCGCCAACGCTCTCAGGGTGATCAATGCCACTATTCGTGTTTATGGAGCCCGCTCTCTGTCCAGCGATTCGGCGAATTTCCGCTACATCACGGCACAGGATGTCGTCAATAGCGTTGTCACTCAAGCCAACTCGACACTCGAGGATCTCGTCTTCGCGGTGATCGACGGGCGTAGCAGCCTGTTCGCCCAAATTGCGGGTCGGCTGCAGGGCGTTCTGGAGCCCCTTCGGAAGTCCGGAGCGCTTTACGAGGCATTCGATGGCACCGGGAAGCGCATGGACTGGGGTTACAGCATCGTGTGCAACTCCGGTAATAATCCTGTCACCCAGTTGGCTAACGGTTTGGTCAAGGCCAAGATTGGTATGAGGGTTTCCAGTGTCGGCGACAGGATTGAAGTCGACATCACTAAGAGCAACCTGACCACCTCAGTGGTGTAACGGAGGATTAACTAATGGCAGCAAACGTTTCACAGCGACAGGTTCTCGCACAGATCACCACCACCGAACCCACTTTGCCCAAGTGGGGCGGATTTAGGTTTGCTCAGTTGTCCGGTGGCGAAATCACCGCGTCTGTTGAGAAGATCTATCAGGGCGGGGACAAGCATCCGACCGTCTTGTGTGCCCCATACGAGATCGGCGACATCACGCTCACTGCCCACATGGACGATGACTTCGTGGAAAGCGAAGCCGAAGCGGGTCTCTCCTGGAAAATCGCCGAATTGCGTGACAAGGTGGGCCAGGCCTACTACGACATTAACGTCAACGTGTACAACTGCGACATCCAGGAAGCGAAGAACTCCCGACAGTATAAAGACGCATTGCTGGTAGGGATTACCGAGGCCGAGGGTGACGCCTCTTCGGGTGCACCAGCGACCTTCTCGTTGACGTTTGCCATCCAGGACGTGTCGCCCGGTACCGCCATCGCGACTGACACGGCGGCCACCTAAGCACCCTCGGTACTAACTAGTAGGGGTTGCTGCGGGTAAGCGGCGCATGTGCTAGTTTCACGCTTATGGCTGATGAACTGTATACCCCCGATGAACCCGATAAGGCTGCGGTAAAGAAAGCCGCCAAATCGAGCGAATCTCCTCTCGACAAACTAAAGGCGACTATCGCCAAAGAGGTCGAGCGTCCCGTGGTGCTGCTTGAAGTGCCTGCCCGAGAGGGCGTCCACTTGCGCATCAGTCCGAACATCACTCAGAGCCAGATGCGCCATTGGCGGAAGCAGGCTGGCGAGGAGACCAAGAACGGACTCGACCCAACCAAGTTCGCCTGTTTCGTAGTGGGGCATACGACCGTTGGTGTCGAAATGGGCGGCGAAGAGGTATTTGATGAGGATGGTGTGTTCCTGAACTTCGCCCATACCGACATCCTCAGGATGACCGGGGAGTCGCGTCCTGTTCCAGATGCGGTCAGAACATTCTTTGGTACTGATCCCCATATCGAAGCAGCGGCACTGGCCGTATTGGAGGCTGCCGGCTATTCCGATACCGTCGAAACTGTGGACCCTACGAATCTGTCTACGA